ACATAGAGTAACTGGCTCAACAGCTGTACAAATTACTGGTGCAACTATTGATAAAAATCCATTATCTCAATTTAACTTATCAGTTACAGATATTGGATCAATAGCACATAGTTTTGATTGTTCGTTCGACAAATCATCTTCAAAATATATTACCAAAATACTTGGTACCGATGTTTTTGATAAGGATAAAAACGAATACCCAGTTTATGTTCATGAAGTATACCCAAATTTAATTAACAACTTATTTGAACAAGGTTTAATTAGAGGTTTAAGTACAGATGAAAGTGTTTTAACAGAAGGTGAAAACTTTGTTACACCATGGGATATGGCTGGTTCATCAACTGTAGTTTCTGAAGTTAGGGGTGGTAAGGTTTTCGATCTATTCAGCTTCTTAACTGTATCAGACGGTGATGCATCTAACTATGAAGTTAAGATTACAATAGCAAATATTGATATTGATACAGCAGAATTTGATGTTCTTGTTCGTGACTTTAACGATACAGACGCAAATCAAGTTGTATTAGAGAAATTTACTAGATGTACAATGAATCCAGATTTACCAGGATATATTGGTAGAAAAATTGGTACATCAGATGGTGAATATGAATTAAGATCTAAGTATGTTATGTTAGTTTTAGCTGACGAACATCCAACAGATGCTATACCAGCTGGTTTTAAAGGTTTAACAACAAGATCAGAAATCGGTGAAGTTCGTTATAAAACAAAGTATTATGATGCTGGTGAAGTTTTATATTATGATGCAAGTGGAAATCCAAACACAACAAACGGTGACAAAGTTAAAAAAGTAACTTTAGGTTTTTCTACAGATGCTCATTTTGAATATGATAGAGATATGTTGAAATTTAAGAGTAGCAATGCTGCTGGTGCAACATTTGGCTTCCACTTATCAGTAAATGCTGCAACAATCACTGGAACTACTGGTCATTATTTGTATAAAACAACAGCTTATGATTTAGAAGGAACAAGCAAAGGTAAATTAGCAACAACACCATACAGAAAATTCACATTACCAGTATTTGGTGGTTTTGATGGTTGGGACATTTATAGAAATACAAGAACAAACGGAGATGGTTACATCTTTGGTAAATCAACATATGTAAGTGGTCACACAGGAAATGGTGGTGTGTTTAGCAGCTCTGTTGGAAACTCAGACTACTATGCATTCTTACAAGGTATTGAAACATTCGCAAACCCTGAAGCAGTAGATATTAACTTATTCGCTACACCAGGTATCGATTGGAACAACCATAGTTCTTTAGTAAATCAAGCAATTGATATTATTGAGAACGATAGAGCTGACTCATTATATGTTGTTAACTCACCTAACTACACAACAGCAGATGAAACAATTTCATCTCTAGATGATTTAGGTCTTGATAGTAACTATTCTGCAACTTACTGGCCTTGGATTCAAGTAAGAGATACTGATAACGCAACACAACTTTTCATACCACCAACAGGTGAAGTATTGAAGAACATTGCATTAACAGATAATGTTTCTTATCCTTGGTTTGCTGTCGCTGGTTACTCAAGAGGTCTTGTTAATGCAATCAAAGCACAAAAGAAACTTACTCTTGATGAAAGAGATGATCTTTATAAAGCTAGAATCAACCCTATCGCAACATTCTCTGATACAGGTACAATTATCTGGGGTAACAAAACGTTACAAGTTAGAGAATCAGCTTTAGATAGAATCAACGTTAGAAGATTATTGTTAAGAGCTAGAAAGTTAATTTCTGCAGTAGCTGTAAGATTATTGTTTGAACAAAACGATGAGCAAGTTAGACAAGAATTCTTAAGATTGGTTAACCCAATTCTTGAGTCAATTAAGAAAGAAAGAGGTTTATATGACTTCCGTGTAAGTGTATCAAATGATCCAGAAGATATTGATGCTAACACATTGAGAGGTAAAATTTATATTAAACCTACAAGAGCATTGGAATTTATTGATGTAGAATTCATCATTACACCAACTGGTGCTTCTTTTGAAAATATCTAATATTACAATAGAAATAAGAATGGGGACGGCTAAAAACCTCCCCATTTTTTATTTATTATATTGAATATCAGTAAATTAGAATATTAGAATATAAGAATACCAGTATATTGGTATATCAGAATTATTAGAAAACCAGTATAATAGTACATTAGAAATACCAGAATATTAGTATATTAGTAGATTAGTAATATTAGAATATTAGTATTTTAGTAAGTCAGTAGCAAAAAGCTAAGGAAAAAAAATGAAAAAAACAACTATTTGGGAAAATAAATTTTATTTCACTTATTGATATATTTATAGGAAAGAAATAAACAAAACAATATAACACAAAAACAATGGCAGATTTATTAATGAAAATGCCGGTTCCATATGAACCGAAACGTAAAAATAGGTTTATCTTAAGATTCCCTTCATCTTTAGGTATTAACGAATGGTATGTAACATCTACTGCTCGTCCTAGTGCTAAAATTAACTCAACAGAAATTCCATTTTTAAATACTTCAACATATGTAGCTGGTAGATTTACTTGGGACCCAATTAAGGTTACATTTAAAGACCCAATTGGTCCTTCAGCATCTCAAGCTCTTATGGAATGGTTCCGTCTTCATGCTGAATCTGTAACCGGTAGAATGGGCTACGCCGCTGGTTATAAGAAGAATGTAGAATTAGAAATGTTAGATCCAACAGGAGTAGTAGTCGAAAAATGGATTCTTGAAGGCTGTTTTCTGACTAGTCTAAACTTTGGTGATTTGAACTATTCTCAAGATGAGTTAGCAACAATTGATGCTGAATTGAGAATGGATAGATGTATCCAAGTATACTAATATTAATTTTAAAATAGATTTATTTAAATCCATCATCCCTTTTGGGTGGTGGATTTTTTGTTCCATGTGGAACGTTTTATATAACCCATTGATTTTCTAATAAATTATACTTATATTAATACAAACTAATTTAATTTATTATGGATAATATTAACCCAATGGTTGCATATGATGTGGTATCTCTACCATCACAAGGTGTACACTATTCCAACGGAAAGAAAACATTAAGAGTAGCTTATCTTACAGCTGCTGATGAAAATATTCTAATGTCACCAAATTTAATACAATCTGAAACGGTAGTTGATGAATTGTTAAAAAGAAAGATATTAGATAAAGATCTTAGCTTTGATGATCTTGTTGAAGAAGATAAACAAGCTATATTAATCTTTTTAAGAAACACAGCATTTGGTACAGAGTATACTTTAACATTAACAGACCCAACAACAAAAAAATCATTTGAAGCTACGTTGGATCTATCTGTATTAAAGGTTAAAGAATTTAAATTAGTTCCTGATACAAATGGTGAATATTCATATATCTTACCAATATCCAAGAAAAACGTTACATTTAATTTTTTAACAAATGCACAAGAAAAGGAATTACAGATTATCAAAGAATCAAGTGGTACAACCGTTTCACCACTTAATACCAAAAAACTTGAAATGATGATAAAATCTGTCGATGGTCAAAGAGATCAGATGGCGATATATCAATTTATTCAAAATCTACCAATCAAAGATTCACAAGATTTTAAAAAGTTTGTTTCTGAAAATAAACCAGGTTTAGACCTAATAGTTGATGTAATCGCCCCGTCAGGAGAAAAAGTCCCAGTTTTGGTTGACTTTGGGGTGGAGTTTTTTCGTCCCTTCTACGGAGTATAAGAAAAACCAAATACAGATTATTTTATTTCTTTTAACAAAAGGATTTACCTATCAAGACATATTAATATTACCAATACACGAAAGAAGTAATATCGTTAATGCTTTATTAGAAAATAACGGATAAAACTATTTATATAATATGGCAGAAGATAGAAAAGGTTTTTATGAGTATCTCAAAAGTTTAGGTATCGACGATGACGACGCAAAAGCAGGTGCGGATAGGTATCAAAAATCTATTGAAGACGTAGCATCAAAAGCATCAAGATCCTCAAGATCGGCAAGTACCAGTAGTGGTACAGGTAGTGTTATCAACGCATTAGGCGCCGGATTTATAGATCAACAAGTAAATACTTTAGCTAGAATTAGTACAAGTACGGGTAAGGCAATACTTGAAGGTATTAACAAAAGTGCTTCACTAAATCCAATAACAATTATAAAAGGTGTGTTAGATGGTGCATTGAAGGGTGGTGAAGCTATACTTGGTGATTTAGCAGAATTAGATAAAGAATTATTAGAACGTGTTAGAGGTGCTGGAGGATATGTAGGCGATGCCGCAACAGACATGATGAGATCAGTTAGGGTTGCAATGTTTGCAGCACAAGAAGCTGGTGCATCCACAGATGATACATTAGGTGCTGTAAAAAGCTTAATGGAAAACTCTGAAAGAATGTCTATCTATGCTGAAAAAACAATTTCAGATGGGATGTTAGCATCCGTTGCTTTCACCAAAAATGCTAGAACAATTTTAGAAAATGCTGAAAATTTCAGAAATGTTGGTATTGGTTTAGATGACGCATCAAAATCAATTACAGCTATAGGTATGGATTCGGTAAAATTAGGTTTAAGTGCAAAAGCAACTTCTGAAACTTTAATTAAGAATTTAGGTAGTTTAAATGCTTATGGTTTTCAAAATGGTATTAAGGGTTTAGGTAAAATGGTTCAAGAAGCACAAGCCCTTAAAATCAATATGGATGATGTGCTAAAAGTAGCTGATAAATTATATGATCCAGAAAGTGCTATTAACCTTGCAGCAAATCTACAAGTTGTTGGGGGTGCATTTGGTGATTTAGGTGATCCAATTAAATTAATGTATGATGCAACAAATAATGTTGAGTCATTACAAACAAGTATTATTGGTGCAGCTAGAAGTTTAGCAACATACAATGCGGAACAAGGTAGATTTGAAGTAACAGGAGTTAATTTAAGAAGGGCAAAAGCGATGTCTGATGCGTTAGGTATATCAATGGGTGAATTAACCAGTATGGCCGTTAAAGGTGCTGCTAAATTTGAAGCAATGAGTCAATTAGATATATTCCCATCTTTAAATGACGAGCAAAAAGAATTTGTTTCTAACTTAGCCACAATGAAAGATGGTAAAGTTGGATTTGACATACCTAAAAGTATGGTCGAAAGACTTGGTTTAGATAATGTTAAAGATGGATTTGTGGGATTAAGTGATTTATCAGACAAACAAATTTCACAATTACAAGACATGCAA